TGTGGTTGCTGTGCTTGCGGTTGGGCTTGTGGTTGCTGTGCTTGCGGTTGGGCTTGTGGTTGGGCTTGTGGTTGCTGTGCTTGCGGTTGGGCTTGTTGTGCTTGAGCTTCTATCTTTACAGCCTGTGTAATGAGTGGTGCTATTTGGTTTAAAATTGCCTGCAACTCAGGGGTGTTCGGCTCACCAGTCATGCCATCGAATTTCCCGGCGGGTCTACCGGGGTTTAGCACCATCGTCGTAAGTGCGTTTTCGAGCTTCTCTAGTTGAATCGCTGTGTTGGATTCTGCTTCTTGCATGATATATGATTCCCATATTAGTTCTGTATCTTTATTTTTCATACTAATTAGAAAGTTCTTCTTTATATTTTGCTTTTTGATTAGAACAAATTGCTAATGCTCTTTTTAAAACATTATTATAATCTTCTTCGTTTTCTTCATCATCACCATCACCTTTATGTTGGGTAATAAATTTTAAAAGAGATAGTTCGTCACTAGATAAATCGTAAGATTTACCACCTATCTCAACGGTGTGTTTTTTTTCATCTTTTTCTGAAGGCTTTAGTACCGTTAAATTTGACTGCGGGTAATCTGCAAAGTCACCAGCTTGTGGGCCCATATTAAATGCTAATGCACCAGATTCAAAAATTACTTGCATTTTTAAGTCATCTGGATTCATTTCTAGTATTTAATAGAGATTGTTATAAATAAATATAGTTAGAGAGAACAACGGATACACGGTGAAAACAACATTTAACGACAAAATCGATAGTCTTATGAAAATTCATGAAGGTGATGGGTTGTCTTGGCAAACCAATCCAAAAGCTCCTCATGATTATACTGGTTCAATGACAGGTGGCGATACTGACGCCGAAGATGCTGATCCAGATGCTGATGAAGAAGACAAAGACGAAAAGCCACAAAAGCAAAAAGATGTAGAAAGTCTCAGAGCATTAAAAGCAGATCCTGATATTGAACATGCAGTAAAAAATTACGGTACTGTCAGAAAATATCAAAAAATGTTGGATAGAAAAATTAGAAAATTGCGAGGTAAATAATGAATTTTTTTAATGTTTGGCCTAAATCAGACAATTTCACTCACGAATTAGTTACAGAATATAAAGATCTTGTACACTATGTGAGAAATCTTCCTGAGGGTACTGAAGAAATACAAACAGTTGACGACAAACTACAAACTTTAGAGAAACAAATTATACAAAAATTTGGTCGCCAAGTAATTAAAGATGTTTGGATGGATATCGAATAAAAAAAAGGCTTACTTACGTAAGCCCTGACTCTCTAATTTTATTTTTATTAGAAAGAATATCTAACACCGACTCCAACTGACCAACCATCTTCGTCTCCGAATGGTGAATCGTCGCTACTAAGATAATACACGTTAACATATGGGCGCCAATCTTCCCAATCGAAGTTAAAGGTACTGCCGAATTTATGGTAATCGTAATTATCCATAGCACCGATTTCTACATACGGTGTAAGACTTAACCAATCTCCTAGGAGATCAATTGATTTACCTGTAATATCAACAGTAACACCTTGATAATCAAGGTCGTTATTATCCCAAAGTGTAAGACCTACATCTGCCCACTTACCAACAACGGGTAAACTTTCAAATGTTACACCTACACCATACTCTGTGCTATCGATTACAGCATTGTGATGTTGTAATTCTACAGAAGCTTCAAAAGAGAAGTCTCCGGTACCGACACCGCGTCTAAGCCCTAAAACGGTGTGGTTGACACTGTCACCTCCACCTAACCTAGGAACGTTGTGAACCCCACCGAAAGCATATGCCCAGTCTAAATTCAATCCTCCAACAACACCAATACCAAGTGCATCATCGGAATAATTTAAACCACGAACATGATGTTCAGTAGCGTATTGTACTTCACCAACAACGCTTAAGTCGCCAGCATTAGTGTTCTGCATGGTAATACCAGCAGCCATCATAATAGAAAAAAGTAATGTTTTCTTCATATATTGTTATTATTTATTAGTTCCTTTAAAAGTTAAACTAGATATGTCTTCAGAACTATCAACCGTGATTGATAAATAATAAAAAACATATATATACTCTTATGGATACACAAAAACAAGAAATTTTAGATACGGTTGCTTCATATATTAAAAACGTTGATCTTTATATAGAGAAGAACAATAAATCTGCTTCAACTAGAGCCCGTAAAGCATTAGCTGATCTTGTTAAATTGTCAAGGAATGAACGCAAGAGTATATTAGAGTCTAGAAAAGGTAATGATAAGTAGTTTTTCTAAAATATTTAGACAATACATTATTAATGAAATTAATGTTCCTGAAGATGACATAGTTGGTCTAGTAGAACGCATTTATATTGATGGTATAGGTGAAGTGGATGCAAAAATAGATTCCGGAAACGGTGCGTATAATGTGATACACGGAGAGGTAGTACGTAAAAGGGGTGATAATATAATTGTCAAAACTCTTAACGGCACAAAATTAAAAAAGAAGGTCGTTGATAAAGTTGTTATTCATATTGGGTCAGGAAATAAAGAATTAAGACCTGTTGTACATTTTGACATTAAATTGGGTAACAAAGAATATAAAGATGTACCTTTTTCTATTGCAGATAGAAGTGAAAATGAATATGGTGTTCTAGTTGGAAAAGAATTCCTTTCCAAGATAGATAAACTTATAGATGTTGATAAAGAGTTTGAACAAGACTAAGTCTTGATATGCCCATTGAACATTCGGAAGTCATCGGTGTTTTCCCAACACCGTTTATGTTTGTAACAGTAGATGAAGAAACAAGAAAAAAAGCTTTAGAAGAAGTTTTAAAAGAATATAATACAAATTGTGAAGATGCAGCAACTCACTTTAAAGCAGGTAAATATGTGGATCAATTAGAGGGGTTAAAATCTTTTTGTAAAGCAAGCGGTACAAATACATATCAATCAAACCCCGACTTACAAAAGAGAGAAGAATTTTCATTTTTTAATGATATTCTTTTTGATGCGTGTAGAATTTGGGAAAAAGAAACAAATATCGATGTTGAAACTTTTGACATCATTTTAATGTGGTCTAATTTTTATAGATCTCCGGGCGGCGGAAATGGAGAACATTTTCATCCTAATAGTTTTTTGAGTTGTGTTTTTATTATAGAAGACCCTAGTATTGAACCTATAGATGGGGTTAGACATAAACCGGGTTCTACTACTTTTTACTCACCAATAAATCAAAATTTTGTTATATCACCCAGTATAAAGGACACCCGGGGGTCTGCGTATTATAACCCAACTTTGCTCCCTGATGTTAAAAAGGGTGCCTTGCTTATATTTCCTAGTTGGTTAAGGCATGCCGCAGACCCATATCATCTTCCACCAGTTGTAGATCAAGATCAATTCAGAATTACGATATCTGCTAATATTATGATAAGGGGTAATGCTGGAAAGGTAGAGACTTTAACACACCATAATTATTAATCCATAACAAACACTTCTACCAATTTATCTATTACTGCTTGGTCATTAGAAAGATCAATTTTTATTTTTTCTCGTTGTTGTCGTTTTTCCATCTCTTTTAATCTTTCATTACCTAAATCTTCATAATCACCATATACATTTTCTTCACCAATTACTTCGAAAGTAATATCTAAGTCGTCTGAAGTTGATTCTAAAGTCGGTACATATTCACTGATATCATGAAATATTAAATTAAAAAGTTGTTTTGTTTCGTAATTAGCCTTATTTTTACTTCTACCAACAAAATCTTCAATATCTTCGATACTTACTTTTCCTTTTAATTGACCAATTGGGTCTGTTAGTGACCCATAACACATTATAAAAAGATAACGCTTAGTTATTGTAGCACAATCTTTAATTACAAAGTAAGCTGGCTTTTGCTTAATTACAATACCCGTTTCGGGTTCTTCAGCAGCTTTATGCGCCGGCCCCCACAAATTTTTCTCTCTGAGAGTGCAAGCTTTTAAAACAGCTTTTTCAAACCCAAATGTATCTGAGCGTTTATTTCCCACAACTATATTTATTTGATTAAAAAGTAAATCAATAAATATTTATATGAAAGCGTATCCTGCTGGTGCAACGGTTGAAATTAAAAAACCCTTAAGCGACAAGTTGAGAGATATATATGGTGTGTCACTTAGATTACAGTTAGATGATTCGCTTCCAGGATCTTCTTTACAAGGTCCTTTAGAAGCAACTTTATTACAGGAACCTAAACTACACCCTCAAGATAAAATTTGGGTATATAAAGCGAATATTACAGGTACAAATATAGATATACCTTTACGTGAAGATGAATTTGATATAACAAGTTTTACTGAAAATTTATATACAGGCTACCACAAACAAATTAAATTACCTTCATTTAAAAGCTATATTGAATTTTTTACATAGTTTGTACGAAGTGGTAAAACTCGGCTCTTGTTTTTTCATCATCATAAAATGAACCACTTAGTTTTGATGTCTTCATCACACAACCATCGTGTTTTACACCCCTTAAACAAGCACATGTATGTGTTGCACTAATTACTACAGCAACACCAGCATTCTTTTCACATATATCATTAATTGCACTATGTATTTGAATTGTTAACCCTTCTTGAATTTGAGGTCTTCTTGCATAATACTCTACAATGCGATTAAGTTTACTCAAACCAATAACCCTACCTTGTAAACTAGGAATATAAGCAACGTGTGCTTTACCCGTAAAAGGTAAATGATGATGACTGCAAAGACTTTTAACAGGAATACCACCTTGAAAAACAATACCATCATACCCATCTGATGGAAATGAAGTTATTCTTGGTGGTTGTGAATAACACCCAACGGCCATATCATTAACAAATGCTTTTGCAACTCTCATTGGTGTGTTATCGCTATTCGCATCATTTCTCCAATCAAATCCCAAAGCATCTAGATAACATTCGTATGCAGCTGCTGCCTTTTCAATAATTAATTTTTTTTCTTCGTCGGTTATTGGAGCTGAGCTATTAGCTTTCGGTAACAAAAATTCTTTTACTCTGTTAGACATATAATTTAATTATATTGACTTTACTTTTGCATTCAAGTTTTTAAATATATAGATGCCTTTTATTCATCCTCTTAAACTTCTGTTTGTGCATATTCCTAAAAATGGAGGTACTTCAATTGAGAAAAAATTTGATATTAACGACAATTCTTTAGTATGTTGCTATAGGTTAGAAGAATTGCCATATTATTGTGAAGAAGTAGATGATACTTTTCTTTTTTCCCCACAACATTTTACTCCAAGTTTAATTAAAAAATATTATGAAGGATTTTTAAAGACATATACGACGTTTACGGTAGTCAGGGACCCTTATACAAGGGCGATTTCTGAATATTTGTTTAGAGAAAGAAAACTTCTGGATTTTAATGATTCACATTTTTTATCTTGGTGGAAAAGCTTTCTGATATCCAAATTAGATCACGTTTTGCCGCAAAGTGAATATTTTAAGAATATAAATTATGATTTTATACTTAGATTTGAAACATTATTACAAGACTTTAACTCTATGTGTGAAAAGTTAGATATACCACCTGGTTTACCTCATATAAATAAGTCTCATATTAATTCTTCTGAATGCGTTTCTTTACTTTCGGAAGAATCTATTAAATTCATCAATGAATATTACAAAGAGGATTTTACAAACTTTGGCTATAAATTATTATAATGAAACCCATTCTCGTTACATGTGTGTATGATGCTAGATCTGATTGGCTTGTAGGTGGTAAAGATAATGATGAAGAATTATATGAAGGTTCTTTAAGAAACTTATCAAACTTTAAAATGCCTATGCATTTATATTGCTGGCCTCATGAGGTAGATTTAATGACAAGCATTGTGGAACCGTATTTTGATGAATTTAAAGTTATAGGTTTAGATTTGTTTAAATGGCCCAGGTGCTATGAAATGTTAGAAACAAAAAGTAAATTTGTGTGGCATAAACTTTTAGATGGTAAAGATGACGGCAAATATTATATGTATAGCCCTAGAAATGAGCTATTATGTCATTGGAAACTTGAATGGTGTTTGGCAGCTAAGGAAAATGAATGGGGTTGTGATAGAGTTGTGTGGGTAGATGCTGGTGTTACTGAATGGTGCAAAATCCCAGAATCATTGGGGGGTGCTGAGTACCTTTATAATTTTAACGGTGCATTAGCTAAACAATACCCCGATTCTCATTTTTATCCTGAAAACAAAAACAATATCTTCACTCCAAAATTCACAAAAGGGTTAAAACGAATTTGGAAAGATAAAAAATGGTTTAATCTTACCCAAGATGTGTGTAATGATAGGCTTCAAGAATTTGATTGGGATACAAATAATCATTTTACTAGCACAACACTACAAAAAATAATGGGTTGGGAACCATTTGGTACACACCTTAAAGAAAAAGACAATAAGAAACAATTTTTTCTAAATTCATCCAAAGTAAAAAATATACACAAAGAATTTGGTGCAGAATATCCGTTTTGGACCGTGGGTACTATATTTGGTGGTGAATTTGAAGAATTGGAAAATGTTATAATACCGCTGTATATGAAATTACTAGATGCATATACTGATAATCATGATATTCAACCTATAACCGAAGAACCTTATTATAGCGTTATTGCTGAAGAAAAGGGATATAATTTATTTTGGTTTGATACTTGGTCTCATGACAAAGTAGATGAACCGTGTTGTCACGTTGTAGGAGCTAAGCCGTTTTACACCACCGTACTTGATATTATTAATTATACAAATGATTAAATATTAATATCATGAAGAACTTTGACAGTATCTTGACCAATTGTTTAAAGAACAAAGGGTTAAAATATATACGGTTCAAAGTAGACCCTACTTTAAACAGAGGATTTGAAAGATCGGATAGTTATGAAGGGTTCGTACTACAAGAACTTACAAATGAAACATGTGGCGGTGCTCCTATAGGATTACCTCCCATACTAAAGGTACTCATGCCTGGCGGCCCGTTACCTGGTATTTTTGATGTTAAAAAACCAATTTTAACTCCCTCTAAACCTAAATCGGTGCAAATGTTTAAAAGATATATTGTTAAGAAAATGAAAGATCAGATAAATGGTCTAGAGTTAGAACAAATAAAAAATACTGATAGTATTGACGATATTGAGCATTATCTTAAACAGAGTGGTGTTCAAGATAACGAACTAACTAAAATTTATAAAAAATTACTGAAACATGCCACTTAAAAAAGGAAAAACAAATAAAATATTACACCAGAACATATCTGAGTTATTGGGAACTTATAAAAAATCTGGAAAAATAGGTACATCCAAACCAAAAAGTAAAAAAGCAGCTCAAAAACAAGCAGCTGCTATAGCTTATTCAAAAATGGATGAGATAGCTAGCAAATATGTTGATAAAAATACTAAGTTATATTTATCTGAAATGTATCACGAAGATGAAGCCAGACTTAATGCTGAAGGCCACGCAGCATTAGATGATGTTGTCTGTAAATGTTATGATTGTGTTTATTGGGGTAGGGGTAATAGATGTCACGCTCCAAAAATACATTTAAGTTTTGCTGACAACGTTAGAGGTCAACGAATATGTGAATGCAACACTTACAGACCCCATTCTGAAGAAGAAGAAGCTTCAGATAAGTTTCAAGAGTTAGATGATGATCAAGATGAATATGGTGACACACCTTTAGCTCGAGAATTAAGCGCTCTTTAAGTTGACTTATTTAGAACTTAATTTATAATAGGGATATGAAATTTCAGAGTACTAAAGTTATTGAATTGGGTAGCTGTGCTTTTAGGCAACCAAAAGCTAATCATTCACATTGTAGATTTTTACACGGTTACAGACTTACAGCTAAATTTTGGTTTAGCGCTAACGAACTAGACGAACATAATTGGGTGGTAGATTTTGGTGGGTTAAAAGGTCTTAAAGAAAAATTAAGAAATCAATTTGATCACACAACTTGTATTGCAGCAGATGATCCAGCATTACCCGTTTTTAAAGAATTAGAAAAAGCCGGTGCATGTGATTTAAGAGTAATGTCAAATGGTACTGGTGTTGAAAGAATTGCTGAGTGGTGCTACGATACTGCAGACTTTTTTATTAAAGCAGCTACTAATGATAGATGTTGGGTTGAAAAGGTTGAAGTCTTTGAGCATGAAGATAATAGTGCTGTATTTACTAGGATAGTTACCCAAACTATGAGATTTGATAACTACAAATCCGAAGATGTTGATTGGGATGCGTATAGAGAGGCAGAACAATGCGGACCACAACAAAATCCTAAAGATTTTGTAAAATCCACACCGGTACATGAATTAGGCGAAGCTAACGACCCTATTGATGCTAAAAAAGAAGCTCCTGTTGAACCAACACCAGACGCGCGGTTTGGCGATCAAGCAAAAGATCAGCAAGCAAAAGATGATGAAGCTCAACGTAACTTACCTGGTGCTAAAAGAACAAGAAGTGTGGGTGCAAGAATTGGAGCAGCTCCTGTATCGCATGACATGGGTGATCCATTTGCTGGTACTAGCTGGGGGTCAGACAAACCAGGTGATCCTTATGCACCTAAAAGGGGTTAATGATTGAAAGAGAAAAAGATCCAATTATTGCTAAATTAGCAGCGGATGTTTTCTCAAAAATGGCTGAAATAGGAAAGCCGTTTGACACGGGTACAGATCACCCGGACGCTAATATAGTATCCCCGGAAGATGCTGTTAAAGAGCTCTTAAAAATTCAAAAAGACCAAAAAGATCAAACATCAGATAATACATGAACAATGTGTTTTAATATTTTACTTCTAACTATATCATCACTTCCAAAATAAAATGTCGATATACCTTGGTCTTTACTTATGTCATTGTCAAATGCTTTTATTATTGGAGAAAAACCTGATTTACCGTTAATATCAGATTGGTTTGAATCCCCTATTACCACATATCTTGAACCTTGACCGAATCTAGTTAATATTGTAATTAACTCTTGCTTAGTAAGATTTTGAGCTTCATCAATTATAACCACCGACTTATTAAATGTTAATCCTCTGGTAAAATTTACAGGTAAACATTTAATATACTCTTTTTTAAACAAAGAATTAGCCGTTGTTTTGGTTACTAATTCATCTAACTTATCAATTAATGGGAGAGAATAAGGGGCGAATTTTTCTTCAAGCATCCCCGGTAAATGTCCGATTTTTTGATTAGCAGACTCCACAACACTTCTCAAATATATTATTTGTTCCATTTTATTTGCTGCTAAAAGAGTTAGACCCCCGAAAACAGATAAATATGTTTTTGCAGTACCTGCAAACCCGTCAGCAAAAACAATTTTAGTATCTTCAGCTAGAAGAGTTAATATAAACTTTTTTTGATTTTGTGTAAAATCAAATTTATTTTTAACATTAAAGTTTAAATCCCAGTTACCGTGTAAATCTGATGTATGTAACTGTTCCGACTCGAAAACCGCGGCTAACCGCGAACGTTTTGTTGCCATATTATTATTTAATCTTGATAACCCGTTTGTTGTAAATATTATTAACGATATGAGTGATAGTCAAGAAACAATTTATTTGTCTGATGATAAAATATTTTATACTGTAGAAGGAGAAGGTGAGCTTGTAGGGTACCCCTCTGTGTTTATGCGGCTTTCGATGTGTAATTTAACATGTCAGGGATTTGCCTCAGAATCCTCACCACACGGTTGTGATAGTTTTATTTCGTGGAGGGTTAAAAATAGAATGACTCTTGGTGAGGTTGTTTCCATGATGGAAGATAAAGGGTATAAAGATCATGTGTACAATGGTGCAATTTGGAAAATTACTGGTGGTGAACCGTTAGTACAACAAAAAGCATTACTTAAGTTGTTACATTATATTGAAGTTGAATGGGGATGGGTTCCTCGTATAGATTTTGAAACTAATGCTACTATTTTACCTGATAAAGAGTGGACGAGAGTAAAAGCTACGTTTACTACATCCCCCAAAATGAGTAATAATGGTGACCCGGTAGATAGACGATATAAACCTGAAGTATTAGAGTGGCATGCCCTGCAGGGGTCTGGTTTTAAATTTGTTATTAATGAAGAGTCAGATATAGATGAAGTTTTTAGTAAATATGTTGTGCCGTTTGATATTCCTACAGGTAGGGTATGGTTAATGCCGTGTTGTGGTAGCAGAGACGAGCATATAGAAAAGGCTCCTATGGTTGCTGAGCTAGCTAAGAAGTATCGATTTAACTTTAGCCCTCGACTACATTTATTAGTATGGGATATGGCATTAAAAGTTTAATGAAAACAGTAGCAACTAATGGGTGTTTTGATATACTACACTGCGGCCATGTACAATATTTGAATGAAGCAAAGGCTTTAGGAGATAAATTAATTGTAGGTTTAAATTCAGATAGGAGTGTAAAAGAATTAAAAGGAGAATCACGCCCCTATAATAATGAACAAAATAGAGCAG